ATTGAATGTAAATCGTCAGAGCCTTGTTTAAATGATTTGGTCCAAGATTCCATGTGAGAACCAACTACAAGACCTGCATATACAATAACAGAAGCCACTGTTAGTTGAGACATAGCTGTTATCCATAAACACCACTTAGAGTGACATGACATGTTATACTATTTCGAAATATGAGTAATTAAATGAAACAACCGCAGTTAAGTATTCCACGTCTGTTGTTGTTATATCAAAAGGTAATGATGAAAGGTTTGTAGGGTAAGCATCAATAAATCTAATCTGTTTAGTTAGGAGATTGGTGCTCGATAGAATATTAAGAGTTAAGTCTCTTACGTTAGCAGCGCTGTTATTGTTATTCACTTGATTATATAACCAATCATAAATCTCTTTATAATTGATTAGGTTCTCATCAACTAAGAATGAACATTCAAAAGCACCATACGTTATCTTATCTGCTGCAATTGCAATAGACCTAGATGGAGTATGATATTGTGCTCCGTCGACTGTAACGTCTGGGAGAATCATAGTTTGAACAGTAAATTCAGCTGTTGGGTAAACTACAGTATCTAACTGTAATACGAATGAGGTTGGATTTAAGTAATTTGGCATGTTATTATTTATACGTATTTCATGCACAAAAAAGCCCCAATTAAGGGGCTCTCACGTTAAGTTGTTACTTACCTATTATAGGTTAGTTACAGCAAACGTTTGGTAGTACGTGTTAGCACCGTCAACACCCGAAGTAAATGGGTTATGAGTTACGCCGTAACGAGTCTTGAAACCAATCTTAGGTTGGAAGTCATTCTCACCAATTGTCTTCATCATTGATAAAGGAACGTATGGGCAGTAGAACATACCAGCATCATAAGCGTTAGTACCTTTATAACCAACAGTTACATAGTCAGTTGCAGCAAATGGATCAACATATAACTTGATGCCACCGTTAAGTGTACCAATAAATAAGTTACCATTTACATCAGCAAGACCAGTTGTTGCAACGTTACCATACTGAACTGAACCTGTTGCATTTAATGCAGCAGCTACACCAGAAGAGATGATAGCAAAGTTACCCTTACCACGTCTTGTAGCGATTGCAATTGCGTTTGCAGCCTTTTCAAAATGTGTAATAAGTGATTTGAATACTTCAACTTCCCAACGACCTTTAGAAGTACCAGTAACTGGAGTAGCATCAAATGCAGTAAATGCAACAGCTTGTGCATTGATTTTCTTAATCATCTCACGGTTAATTTCACCTAAGATTTCAGAAGAAAGGATGTTAGCCAATTCAGTTTCAGCATTAAGACCGTGTACAGCTTTAAGGTCTTGAGCTAATTCCATTGTGTACTGAGCACGTAATTGACGAGATTCAGCTTCAACAACTTGCTTCTCGATAGAGAAACCCATTTCGTTGTAGTTGTTACCTTCAGCTTCTAGCGTAGTCATTCTTGCGCCACCAGCTTTACCAGAGAACGAAGTATTAGGTTCGTTAAATAGTGCTTCTGTAGGTGCAACGTCATCAGCATTACCTGAAATACCGTCTGCTCCAGCAGTACCGTCTGAGTAGTTTGACTTCATAGCGAAGATCAAGCCAGTAGGACCAGTCATTGGTTGAACACCAGCAATATCAAATGCTAGTAAGTTAGGTGTAGAACGACGAACTAGTGAGATCATTACTGGATCCCAGTTGTTAATCGCGCCAGTTGCGTCAGTACCGCCAGCAGCCATACGAGTTTCGTTAAGGGCTTTCTCTTGGTTTTCAAGAACGATTGCTGTTACTGAACGTTTGTATGCGTCTGTAATAGTACCTGCATCAGAAGCTTCTAATACTGGGTTCCATTTTTCTTGTAGTTGTGTTGCGTTTAATTCCATGTGTTTTCTCCTATTAGAATTATTTAGTAGATGAAATAGCTGATAAGTATGATTGCATTGAATCACTTAATACCGTTGCTTTTTCACTTTCTTCGCTGATTGCATCGATTTCCGATACATCAACTTGTGTTTCGTCTTTGTTAAGGTAAGACTCTTTGATTGTCGCGACTTTAGAAGCAAAATCAGAATTGTCTTCAGCTTCAATAGCTTCTGATAATTCAGTTAATTTTGCAGCTTCAGTAGCAGCTAAACCTTCACATGCTTCAGCAACGATAGACTTACGTTCGAAAGCTTTAACTTTCTCTGATAATTCCATGTTAGCTTCTTGACTTGCATTCAATTGATCTTTAGCATCAGTTACTTCTTCAGTTAAGGCATCAACAATTTCAACCTTATCTTCTGGTACATTGATGTGGTGTTCAACAAACACGCCATGCATTGCGTTGATAAATGACTCTGTGATTTCAGACTTAAGAGAGTGCTCAATAGCAACTTCATTCTCGGTCATCCAATTCTCAACAACGTAGTTAAGGTAACCATCTACCTTATCAACTAAGTCTTCTTTAATAGCTTCTACTTCTTCAGTTAAATCAGATGCATAACGCTCTTCTAATTCAACAACTGTCGTAGCCACTTTTGATTGTAACGCAGCTTCAAAGATTATAGATGCTTTATCCTTAAAACCTTCTGATAATGAATCTTCGCCATTGGCAAGTGCATCAATATCTTCTTTGAATTTGTCCTTTTTAGACTCCTTCTTAGTTTTAGCTTTAGCTTCTTTCTTCTCGTTTTCTACTTCACCTTCTTCGTCATCACCGTCTTCATCTTCATCTTCTTCTTCCGATTCAACTTTAGCTTTCGCTTTAGCTTTCTCAGCAGCTTCGAAGATTGCATCTAATTCATCTTTATTCATTTCTTGTAAAGATGCATTAATTGCAGATATCGTACGAGCTTCTGTTAAGGGAGCTTCTACTTCTGTATTAGTTTCCTCAACAATAACCTCTTCAGCGATGTCTTTAATTTCTTCTGACATATTATTTACTCCTGTTAGAGTTATAGTTTAGAGAGGAAATGCTCAAATCCAGTAACTTCAGATGCAGTGTTATCCACCACTTCTTCTGTTACTGTTTCCATCATTTCAGTCTCACCTTCTTCAATTGTTTGGATATAATGACCTGTGCCATCCATTTTCCAATCAACACCTTCCATAATGCCATTTACAAATGCATTAGGTGCTGATGGATCCTGCACGATGTCAACAGTTGAAAGCATAAAATCATCTTTCACATAGCTAACACCATTTCTATTTTCCAAACTTCCCATACCACGACTTGAAACACCAAGTTGAACACCACCTTCGACCAAACCTTTTACGATCTGACCCATTGGAGTATCTAACACTAGTGCTTTACCAATCACATTATTACCGTCCCATTTAAGTTCTGTAATTCTGTGACTAACTTTATCTAAGTTGATCGAAGGGCCTTCTGGGTGATTTAATTCACCTACGGCTCTACCGGTCATTACTTGTTCATTGTTGTATCTATCCACGGCAGACGTAAGAACTTCGCGAGTATAAACTCGTCCATTTCTATTCTTGCCTTCTGCCTGCATAAAGATACCTTCGATATAAGTTTCTTTCTTACCATTCTTTCCTTCGGTAATCGAGTAACCTAAACCTTCATTTGTATATTCTGCTATTAACTTCATATTATTTTAACTCCGTTGGTATTTTACGTTTCCCAGCTTCATTATGACCAAACCAATCACTCACTAATCTTGAGTAAACTCTCTTTAATTCGTCTTGTGCAGCCTTACTAGCACCAATCATTTTAGCTTGACCATATACCATTTTCAAGTCTTTAAGTGTTACCTCAGCTTTCCTCTCGTCAAACTTCTCGTTTAACACAACAGCATTAATACTGGTGTATGCTTCGTTAATATTCATTACTTAGGGTTTACCTTATTTGCTCTTAAAATTGTATCACGTAATTTTGTAGTAAAATGATCCATATTAGTAATTTGATCATGCAAATCACCATTATCAATTTTAGATAACTTATCTACTTCTTTCATTAAAGCCTTAGTCATAGTAAGCATTTTACTAATTATTTGACCTTCTGCTTTACCTTCTAATAGATCTATACTAGCTTCATGTAAATTCATGTTATACTCCCATTACCTTTAAAAATTCTTTAAGACCTTTTTCAGCATCTTTAACTGATTTAAAAGTATCTAGTTTAGTTTCATCTACGTATAGAATAAACTTGTTGGCCTTACCAGTAATAAGAGCATTAACATCTTTGCTCTTGCCAAGCTTGCTAATCTCCTTTACTATAGTCTCGCCCTTAGGCAATTTCATTTTACTTTCTAATAAAGTATTAAATGATTGTTTAAATGTTAGCATCTGCCTTAGGTTCCTCTGTGTTAATTGGCTCATTAGAACCATACATGTCATTAGCGATTACCTCTTTACGAGCATCTAAAGCCACATTCATCTTGCTTAACACAATACTATTAAATGTGTTATTAGATGCTTGGGCATCACCTTTACCAATGTCATCAATTAAATCTTTAATATCCATTATTTATTCCTCTTGTATAATATATTTATATAAATTTATGTTTCTAATCCATTAAATCGGCATCAATATCTTGATCGCCTTCTGAATCCATTTGCTTCTGCATCTCTTCAATGTCTTTATCATTCATATTAAGAATCTTCTTCTTAACCCATTCTTGGGAGAAGTAAACACCGACATATTCGTCCATCATTGATAGACTATCTAATCTTTCTTTAAGTATCTCTGATTCTTTAAGTTCAGCATAATAGTTATCACGTTCATATTCAACGGCTATCTCATGCTTAATAGTTCTCCAATCGCTTGGTACAATAATCTTCTTAAGAATCAATTGTCTCTTAAGAACCTCTAAGAATAAGCCAGCAAATCTATTACGAACACGATCAATAAACTTCTGGAACTTAAGCTCGTCTCTAGTAACTTCAGATGATCTACCAATATTAAATGTAGTGTCAGCTTCTAATCTAGAGGCCGGTACATTTAATGCTTTATATAATTTCTTTTGGAAGTACATAATATCATCAATCTCACCTAGGTTTTGACCACCAGGAAGAGTATCAATCTCTGTACCTCTACCGCCTTCACGACGAGGTAACCAGAAGTCTTCCATGACTGAACGATGAGCCTTCTCATCTTTAATAGCACCAGTCTCCGCATCGTATACAACTTTATTACGATACTTATTCATTGTATTATTCAAGTACTCTTCGGCTTTACCCTTAGGTAAATTACCAACATCAATATAGAATATACGGCGTTCAGGTGCTCTACTTACTCTGTAAATAACTAATGAATCTTCCATCATAGATAACTGATTCATTGGCTTTAAAGCTTTGTGGAGGTAACCAATTACCTTATCACGTGTATCATTTAATAAACCTGAGTTGATTTGAATGATAGCATCTGTTGATATTTTAAGACCTTCAGAGTTTGTAACATGTTCTTGCTCTTGGTATAGGTAGTATTCACCAACCTCTCTAACTAATTCTGCTTTAGTTTGAGGATCAATAACCTTTTCAATCTCTTTAATCTTGCGGATTTTAGTAGGGTCAATGAGCTTAAGGTCTACAATACCAGTACCTTCTTTATCACCAATCACCACATGATAGAATAAACGACCATCAATATACCAACGCCTGAATAAGTCATAACCATTAGATGAAAAATCAAGGATTCTAAGAACCGCTTCAAACTCTTCATGTATTAATTTCTTAATGTTATCTGGTTGTTCTAAGTCATCAAGGTTTAATGATACTATTTTGTTATCATCCGATACCGTAATAGCTTCATTAGTAATATCTTCAACAGCAGCATCAATCTCAGGGTAAACCGAGATCTGTCTATACTTGTATATAAGATCTGCATCATTCTGGAATTGATCACCTGAAATATCAATGTACTGACCAAAGTAACCACCTGATGGAGATATTTGATACGCACCATCCTCGTTATCTTGAACGAATGATTTTGCTTTAACTTTTTCTACTGATTTCTTTCTTTTGAAAGAAAATCCGAATAATTTGTTCTCTTCTGCCATAATTATATTGTTGGTGCTCTTTTATAAAGACTATAGTTATTTATAACCTTTATAAAAGAGCCTTCCGAAGAAGACCCCTTTAGTTTATTGATTAAGTAGTTTTATTGCTTTCCCAATATTGTACTTGTAGTTCAACAGTGAACTCTTCAATCGTATTTTCAGTATCGTAAGATACTTCAATTGCTCCAAGATTAGTTGGAAAACAACCTCTGATGTTATAACCTTTAACAACAGTACCATCTTTATCTAACTGATCAATGATCATGTCTGACATGTAATCATTAGGGTTAGTTAAACCAGTGTTGTTGTTATGTTGGTTAATACCATTCATCCATTGTTCAAAAGAATCACGAACCGAGAAGTTTGTATCATTAATGATAGTAATTGTCCAAGGTTCAAAAGTTCTGTCACCAGCAATCTGTAATTGTCTACCACGGAAAGGAACCATGATTGGACTAATTACTGATGATGGAAGTTGAGCTGCTTTAACCATAAATGATGCTAGCGATACATCAGAAGTAACATATGCAGGGAAACCTAAAGTTGCCTTGAATAAATTAGCTCTTGCACCGCCACCGGTTAGTTTTGCTTTAAAATCGTCTACACCTAAAATAGCCATGATTAATTACCTCCAGCGATTTCACTAAATTCAACACCAGTTCTTGTAGCGATGAAGTTTAATGTAATAAAATTAATTGAACGTGCAGGCTTGATATAAATATCTGCAACAAATCGATTAGTATCGATTACGTTACCAGTATTATTAGTATCATCACAAACTACTTTAAAGTCTGTAATTCCTCTACGTCCCTTGATATCCCTTAAGAATGGTTCAGTCATATTTCTAAATTGAGCTCTAGTGAATTCATCATTGAATTCGAATAAAGACGCTTTAGAAGCTTTTGAAATAGCCTTTTCAAGAGTAATGAATAATCTACGTACGTTGATTCTATCAAATGCAGAAGCTTTATACTGTAATGTCTTATCACCGTATAACAATGTACCAGCACCAGGGAAGGCAACGATAGGGTTAATACCTACTTTGTATAAATCATCTCTGTCTACTTGCTTAGGATTGAATGCAAGCTTAGTTACATTACGTAGGTTACCACGTGTGAAACCAGCAGGACTAAACCAAGCATCAGCAACCATATCAGCATTAGCAGATAAACCAGCCATAGAACCAGAAGCAGCTAACCAACGATACTTATCATTGTACTTGTCGTACACATATAAAGCACCTGAGTCAGCAAACGCATAAGATGATGAAGTAAGTGAATCTCTCCAAGTCTTAATATCTGTAACAGGAGTTGTATTATTAACAGAAGCAGCAATTGGAGGCGAAACAAACGCAACACAATCTTTACGTGATTCAGCTAAAGCAATAATATGATTAGCAACAGTTGTTGCATCAGCACCAGCTTTAACATCACCATTCATGATTAATGAAACTTCAACAGTTTCAGCATCTGCAAACATATCGTAACCAGCAATAAGCTCACCAGTTGTTAATGTATTATCATCGGCTGCACCGGATAATGTTTCATGAAAAATATTATCTGCTGCACCATCAATTGTTGTATCAAAAGTTGTTCCAGCCATAACTGCACCTGAATCTGCTAATTCAATAGGAGCATTTAATGCATTTAACCAAGCCGATTGACTATTAATAACATCCACCCAGTAGTTTGATGTACCATCAGCAGATTTAGCATTAGAAGCCTGTGAAACATATGAATATGTTTCTAATACACTATTTGCGGTGCCTGTAATAGCGCCTGTAGTATCAATAATTGCAATATGTATTTCGTCATTAGATCCGCCTAAAGCAAGAGTTCCTGCTGAAGTTCCTGGAGCTGAATTGAATGCATCTTTATATATCCATGTATTAAAGCCGACTGAATCTGTACATATATCAATACCAATATTGTTACCAATAACACCTGGGTATTTAGCGGCAAATTCTTCTGAACCGCTGTATGATTCTACCGCATCAGCATTCTTCAGTAGTGTACCTGTGCCTGATGATGTTGCGTTTAACGCTGTTGCGCCTACTGCTCGCACTACTCTTAATGAGTTTGCGTAGCTTAAAAATTGAGCAGCCGATAACACAGTATTATATGTGTCATTATTCGGTTGACCAAAGATTTGTACTAATTGTTTTTCTGATCCTACTGTAATAATCGTATCGGCTGGGCCCCACTGGAATGAACCAGCGATTGCTCCAATTGATGCAGACGTTGCAGGGATAACATTAGTCAAATCGATTTCTTTTACCTGTACTCCAGGTGATACTAGAAATGCCATTGTTTTCTTCTCCTAATCAAAGATGTAATAAGTTTATTCATAATACGTTTATATTCAATATAGTTATTTATAATACCTAGCCTTTCCATATTACCCATGGATTATCGATCTCTTCTTGCTCGCTAAATATTCCTACTGGTATTAAATCATCTTCAATCTGTTTGGTCTTTTCATGATACAACATAGCTTTCATATCGATGTCTGTTGCCTCTTGAAAGAATGGGGTTGTTGAGAACCAGCCGAACATAACTAGGTTCATCATTAGGTCATCATGACCATTTTTATCTGCTTCATAAGATGACCCTTTAGATACAAATGATGATGCTTCAATAATGGTTTCATTATCATTAATTTTTAATTTACCTTGTTCGATGATGTCTTTAATGTTAGAGCAACCAATTCGTTTAATCTTTTTATTCATAGTAACACCAATAGAATTAGCTTTAACTAATGATTCTACATGGACAAACTCATATTCTAAGTCGTAATACAATCCATTACATACCACTGCACCTTGGTCATTGCTTTCAACAATAACATAGGCTTCATTGTAGTGATTAGCATACTTATATATAACGTCAGGTAATAGTAGCGGGGAGATCATATTATCCCTATACGCACACACTTGTTCCATAGGGCTTGATGATACATCAATGATATTAAAGGTTGAATAGTCCATACCTCTACCGCGTGCTACGTCAACTGCCATGATATAGTTATGCCCTAAGATAGGTTCCTTGTACATGTTAAGGGAGCCAGATTCTTTAATAGCAATAGGATCTATTGACTGCATTGATATTAGGGTTTCAGCATTGATTAGAGTATTACCTGCCCCAATGACTTCGTTACCAAATTCTTGTTTGAATTGAAGCTCTGACGTATTAGCAATAGTCATCTGCTTCCACGCTTCATCTCTACCAGGTACGTCCCACCAGTCTACTCTAAATGATTTGAATTCATTAGTACCTTGGACGGCTCCTTCATATATCTTATTAAACATGTTATTAACACCATTACGTGTCGATGTAATAATAATTTTGGTTGAAGTACCAGAGGAGATAACAGGATAGGTTGATGTATAGAACTCAACATCTCTTTCAACGAATGCAAACTCATCAAGATACACTAGGTTCATAGACATACCACGAACTGAACTTGATGAAGTAGCCGCGGCTATGATTCTAGAGTTATTTGAAAATTCAATTGAACCTTTGTTTAAAGCTTTACACCCAGGTTGGAGAAAGAATGGGACATTTTCAAGCATCAGCGTAATACGACCAAGCATTTCACGAGCCGTAGCACCTTTGTTAGCAAGGATACCTACAACCTGTTCTCCTTTAAATAGGATATACCATAATAGATAAGCAACAGTTGATATTGATTTACCTGATTGTCTACATGCTAATACGATAGAGAATCGATTACTATTAAAGTGCTCAAACATCTTCTCTTGATAATCATACAACTCAAATGGTACTAACCCTTGGTCAACATGAATTATCTTACAATACTTTTTAGCGAAGTACACAGGATCTTTTGCACAACGTGCATATTCGACCAGTTCTTCTTTGGTCCAGGGGTGCGCAGTATCAGCCCCACGTACCCGCGGGTTACCTAAATAAGTATTACTGGCTTGGTTCGACATCAATCACTTTCTCATCATGTAGCATTTTCTGTAGGTCAGCAGTAGATCCAATAAACACATTGTTATTAGTTATTGACCCGGCAGCATCTAAGGCTGGAGTATCTACCTTCTCTACTTCTTTTTTGGTCTTATGCATCTTTAAGATCTTTTCACTGATCTCTGCATTTTGTTTGATTAATTGGCCGAGCACTTCAAATGCGCGTGGATGTTCAGATTCCCTAGCAAGCTCCATCATGAGCTCAATAGCTTCATCACCTTGATCGGTTAAATCATAAAGAGACTTTCTTATCTTTTCATAATCATTATTTAAATCTTTATCACTCATATAATATATGTCCTACGGTTCATTAAAAAAGTCGATTGTCTCCGTATATGGTAGGGTTGTTCCATCAACCTTTTGTACTTCCATGTTCTCTCTTGAATCTGTATCTTTATAGTATACTTCTGTCTTATCAATAATACCACGTTTCTGAATACCTTTATAGTAACGTATACGTGTTTCAAATGACAAAGTATATACAATAGTTCTTCTACTTAAGAAGTCACCTTCATATTCATCATTAAGCCCTACACCAGTTAATACAATAGGAACGTCTGACTTGATTTCCATCGCAGGTATATCTGTAATCGTAACAGTATAGTCTGGTTGGAACATAGGTAAGATTTGCTCTAAGATTTGTAATGCTTCATCTTGAGTCTTAGTCATAATGTTTAACTCAAACCCCACTTTATATACAGCGGGTGCACCCAATGCAGTAACGTTCTTCTTATCTAATGGATCAACCTTAACATATTTATTACTCTTATTAATTCTTGATTGACCATCATATGTCATATCAGTTATTTCAAATGAAAGACGTGGTAATTTAATAGCAATCTTAGTATCATCTAAGTCTTTAGCTCTTGATAAGAACTTCTGTCTCGGGCCATAGGCTAATGGTACTTTAATATGTTGTAACACTTTACCAGCACTATCAGTCTTTTCAACAGATATGTTATTGAACATTGATCCGAACACGGATACCATCCGTCTTGTGCTTGAATTGTAGAAATGATCAGAAAACATTATGGCATTCCAAATGGGTTAGTTTCAGAGAAGTCTATAATACCATCAGCTTCTGTTTCGAATATATCATTAGCAGCATATTCGTCTCTGTTGTAATTAGTGACAGTATCAGCAATTAACACATTGTATGCAGCTCCTGATTCTGTACCAATAACTTGTTTAGTTATATCAGCATCAACATATAATTGTCTAAAGGCGCCATCGGTAGTGCTAAGTGATACAACAGTTAAGTTACCATTCATACCTGTATCTTCCCAAGCAGCAACTTCACCTTCGATATTAATAGGTAAACCACCAGCATCATTAACACCGGTCCATTGTGTAACAGTTTCACCAATCTTATATGTACCTGTACCAGTAGTTAGTGTGTATGTATATGAAGTAGCATTAAGGGTTTCTATTTGATCAATAGTATCTATATCAGTATCAAACTCTTCATCTGAGTACTCGAACAATTCAGCTTGTAATTTATATACAGGTAAGTTCTGTAATTGATAGAAAGGCATTTCATGTTCAACAAACTTGATTTCAAAGATACTCTTAGACATTGGAAGATATAACAAATCTCCTTCCATAGGTCTAAATGAATCCGATTCACCTTGAGCTGTTGATAACCATTTGCCAACCTGCTTTTGCCATCTGCGTTTAGCAACAATAAATGTTGCTTGATCTCTAATCTCTAAACCAAACTTAGCTAATAGATCTCCATCACCTTCAAATCCATCAGCATTCTCTATGTACATTTCAACTACATAAGAGTCTGTAAATCTTGAATAGGATTCATTAAGGATCTCGTCCTTACTAATTTCTTGGCGGGGTATATAAACAATATCTTGTCCATAAATCTGCATAGACTCGGTGATCAAATCCTCATAGAGTTCTTGTTCGGTTTTTACCGAGCCTGAAAAATATACTGAAGTTGCCATAGTGTTTAACCCATAATAAAGTCGTCCGGCATCTGCCAAGCCAAAGCCATTTCTTCTTCTAATTTATTAATTTCTTCAACAGCATCTTGAAAGATTTGAAGACCGTTCATAGTAACTCCACCAGGTAATTGCATACCTTCGAACTTACTCATGTTAGCACCCCATTGTCTTTTAATAAGAGCTGTACAATATTTCTTTAAGAACATATCGTTATATACATCGGAGTATGTTTGTGGATCAACAATTTCAAAACCTTCAATGATTATGAAACCCGCTTCTGTCCATATGCCACTTGCCGCTTCACAAGCAGTTTTAGTGGTATGAGCAATAATAGAACAACTACCCGCTTGAAGACTACCAAAGCCTTCATCAACATATAGTCTATTCATATGACGATTGAATCTAAGTAGCTCAGAGCTATTCAGTTGATGATCTAATAAAGCAAGGTGTTGCATCTTCTGGCCAAACACTTGGATAGAACTTTGCATTCCCCAAGTATTCATATCGGCTAAACGCATTTGATATTCAGCGTTAAACATAGCTTCAGACTCACCACTCTTCATATCTAATATCTTAGTGACTGAAGTGATAGAATCAGGTATAGCAATATAGCTATTAGTTATATCATCAGCAGTTAACTGGTGTTTAAAGTAAGCGCGAACAACAGCATCAGAAT